ATTGGTTTCTGCGATCTTACTCTCACGAGCCGCCTGCACCATAGCGGTGCAGATCTTGCCAACGATGCTGTTGATCTCTACGCTGCCGGGATTGGAATTGAAAGCGTCGATATCTTCCTTGGCAACTGCACGTTGCTCCTCGGTGTAGGGGGCCAGTGCAGCATTCAGCTCTGCCACGGCAGCGGCGTTCTGCATTTCGGTGATTTTGGCATTAGCCTCAACGAGGCTGGCCTCTGCCGCTTCCTTCGCGGCGTTAGCCTCAGTCAGTCCGGCCTCTGCCGCTTCCTTCGCGGCAGCTTCCTTGTCGTAATCCGCCTGAAGCTGCTTGATATCAGCTTCCTTCTGTGCGATGTCAGCTTTCAGCTGGCTAATCTCAGCCAGAAGTGTGTCAACTTTGGCCCAATACTCCTCCCACTTGGAGTTGACCTCAGAGACAACACCAGTCACAGCCGCCATCAACTCGTTCTTGGTCTTCTCGTCCATTGTTCCATCCTCCTTGTCCAGTTTTTTATTATTTAGCTCCATTACGATAGCGGCTTCATCAGCCGGTTTAACACTGAGAATCGCATATCCGCTGTAATCGTAATACTGCGGAACACGACCTTCCTCTTTCCAACCGCCGGAGTAAATAATGTATCCATCGTGCTCGGGCTTACCCACAATTTCCACGGAACCCTTAACAACAGAGTCCGCCATATTTTCGCGGAGCCAAGCAACAAACTTGGGATAACGCATTTCATCCAGCGTTCCTTCTGCTACCAAGCAGCGTTTAGTAACGCCTCCGATTTCTACGTCATCCACATACGCCTTGTCGAAGTGTCCAACCATAGTGGCGTCTTCAAACAAAGGCAGCTTATCCTCCTCCCGTACATCCGTCATACCGTGATTGTATGGAACGTCCCGATCTTCGGTCAAAAATTCCGCTACAATCGACATTCCGACAACGGAGTGGAGGTTAGCTTGAACATATTCCTCTTTCCATGAGATTCCGTTTTCCTGCCAACGAGTGTTATCAGGGAAGATCTCATGCAATACAACCTTGATAGGTCGTCTGCCGGCAATCTTATTTTCACTGGAGATCTCATAGATAGGGGCAAAAGCTCTCTCAGACATACTCTCACCTCCTTATCCTGACGGAGAGGGGCTTGCGTTAGCATTATTAGCCTTTGTAGACTCTGTGCTTGGATTGACCGGAGGATCGCCACCGGTGCTCTTGTCCACATCACCGTCAGGCGCATCCTTACCGGTAACAGTGAACGAGGTCTTATGCACAGGGTACTTGTTCTCAAAGTCTTCATCCAACTCAAGATCCATAAGGGAGAGGTAGTCATCCACGTCAAACCCTGTAGAGGCAATCCATGCCATCAAGCTGCCCTTTCCACGGGCATACAGATCAGAGAAAAACTTCACCTGTTTTTCTCGATTGACAAAAGTAATGGGAAGCACCCGGAACTCTACCCGGTAGCTGCCGTCCCTGATCACGTTGTAATTCAAGCACTTATTCAGCTCTTCCACCAAAGCCTCAATCCACGTGAATACGTTATTCGCAACGATTTCCATATTCAGTGTGGCCGTGGCGTAGTTACCCGTAGAACTGCCGCTCAGAGCAGCAGCGGCCACACCAATGTCCTCATTCACGTCCTCTTTGATGGCATTTTCGTTTTCCTCATTCAAAAGGGAGAGATCGACCGGAAGCCGATCCATCTTCGTGCCAGAGGCCAAAGAGAAGAATGATACACCGTTTGTGTTGCTGCGTTGCGTCAGCGCTTGCTTGACTGTGTTATGCTGGTTTTCTTGCTGTGACTGAGACAGAGCAGATGTACCCTTGTCCTTTCCCTCGGGGAAAGTCTCATAGTAAATCTGGTTATTGACCGTATCCAACACACGCCGCTTCGTATTGATGAAGTATTTGGCATAGTCGATATCGTCCAACGCGGCTACTGCAAAAGGCACGCCGTACGGATCGTTCTGTCCGCTCTTGATCTTGGTTACAATCGTCTTGCGCCAGTCCAGTCTCTGCCAGCACGCACCATCCGGGAACTCTCCATTGGAATATCTGCGCCATCCTTCTTGGATCTGACGAGGGAAGCCTTGCAGCTTACGCTTACGATCTCCCTCTGTCATGGCGCTAAAATACCGCAGGTCAAACGCTACTTCGTAGCAGTTGTTCCTGCGGCCAATGATTCTTGTATATTCTACCGGCAAAGAAATAACAACACAGTTGACGCCGGCTGAGTTAATCTCGGTGATGCCTTGGATATCAAGATCAGTCAGCGCAAGCCGATCGTCTACTGGTACTGTTCTCGTCTCCATGTACCCCACGTACATACCCTCATTGGCATCGTGGAATAGACCGTCACGAATAACCTCCTTGTAGCGCATCGACCGGAGCACGCTGGTCATCTTGTCCATGCTGGCACGATACCCTTTACGGGAGCCTCCCGCTTTCTTGGGCTTAACAACTACCACATAATCAAGGGAGTGAAGACTAACCAGGCTATCAATAGCTGTCGTCACCGTGCCGTTTGAGTAATACGCCCACTTCGCCCATTGACGCAATTCAGAGATGTACTGCATAGGATCTCTCGCCATTCGCGTGATTTCTTCCGTGGAATACGGAGCAGTACATTTCGTACCGTAGTTGACCACGTTCAAATAGGACGAACCCAAACGTGTGTTAAACTCATAGGTCTTGTTGTCCTGCGGCGCACTGTTTACTTGCGACACAGGTACTGCGGCCTGCATTTCAGATTGATCTCGGCCCATAATCCGACCAAAGAATGATCTTCCTGCCACTTGTCTTCACCTCCTTTAATTACAAAGTGTTACGTATTCATACCCGGAGCTATCCGAGAAAAGATCCGCTTCCAAAAGTGAAACGAAATAGTTGCCATAGGATACCGATGTGTACCGGTCTTTCCGCGCACCCGGACGTTCCTCAATCTTAATGAGGTTGGTCTGGTTCTGCACAGTATACTCCAACCCAATCATCTCATTGATCAACGCCACCGTCTCAAGGAAAGGACGCTCATAGAAAAGTTGGGTATCTACATCAGCAGAGGCATACTCAGGATACAAGCGCTGCAATTCTTCAACGCCCTCTTGGTTGCTTACCATGAGTTCGATCATCCGGTTATTCAAACTATCCCGCATAGAGACAGCAATTTTGCTGTTCAGCTCCAAGGATGCCTTAACCGAGAAAACTGCCTCTTTCTGGCCTGCAATTACGATACGAGCTTTCAGCTTATCATCGTTCATACACGTCCAAGGTTCGTATTCCACGTTCCGATCTACGTCATAAAGCACTTTAGCCAAAGCGTCGTAAATAGCGACACCCGCGTTTCGTGTATCCAAAACGCAATAATCCGCCTCAAAGTCAGCGAACAGCTGCTTAATGCGAATGGCTTGTTTTGTCGTTTCAAATTCTGCCTGCGGCTCCATATAGACTACCTGCCGGCGATATCCCTGCTTGACCTCAATATGATCTCCGCTGGTATCTGAGACCTTATACTCCTTGCTCTCAGGGAGAGCACGAATACAAGTAAATACCGAGTTATCGTTGCCGGTACCGCCCTCCGGGGCAATATCGCACGCGACAATACGGATTTCTCCTGCCTGTTTGGGAATTGTGTGCTTTGCCTTGACCTTTGACAGTACGTCCTCGTTCTTCCTTGGATAAAACGGACGTTTCAACACGCGGTTCTTGTTCAGCATATCGTAGGTGAAGTAAGCATGGGCGTTCTCGGCCACCATCTGATTTTCATACTCAATCGTCCAGGCAACCCTATCCAGCTTCTTTCGCTCCTTCACCAAGAAGTCACGTGTTTTAATCTCGTGCTTCAAAGCGATGCTGTAATCCATACCGATCAGAACAGATTTGCCCTTGCCCAACATATCGCGGGTCACGAGCTTCATGTAGTCCCACATCCAGTGAGATTTGTACCATGCAGAGCTGATATAGATTTCTTTCGGTTCCTCTTTCAGTTCTTTGTACTCGTCGGGGTACTTGATTCTGAACGGAATCTGCCGCTGGAACAGCGTAGGAGAAAGAACCGTGTCGATAATGCTTTTCACAATCATACGGAACTCTTCATAAATGAAGACCGTAGCACGGTATCCACGCACATTCTCATTGGCAACCAGTACGACAATAGAGCTTCCGTTATTAAACTTCACTTCGATATCGTTCTGGTTGTCCTTGATGGTCTTAATTTCCTGTTGAAGCAACGGAGATCTTGGCAAAATCTCTTTGGCGATTTTTTCTGATACGATCAATCTCGCCTGCTTTTTTGTTGCCGAAGCTACGACGATCAATGATCCAGGCCGCAAAATTGCTTCTTTACAGGCATAGACCGCAATGATAAATGACTTTGCCGCACTACGAGCGGCCACAATGCAGATACTCGGAAAAATATCCATCAGGTACAAAATGATGTGCTGATAGAGATACAGAGTAATTCCGAAATACCGCTGCACAAAGCGGCTGGGGTTCCTTCGCCAAAACGTTATCCAATCCAATAGCTTTTTGACAAACTCAGGGTCGTTCAATTTGCTATTGGGTGAGAAATGTTCATGGACGTGTTTTTGCCGCTCATCCATCAACGCTTCGTAATCCATAACTCACTCCTCCGAATCAGACAGGCTAAATTCCTTGTCCAGTTCCTTAGAGCCGGTCAATAGATTGCGAAGAGGTCTGGTCATGAACCGCTCAATATACTCCTTCAAATGATCGAAGTCCGCATACAGCTTCTTGTCCTTGTAATATTCAGCCGGACAAAACTCCTCGATGTCTCGAATCATTTCTCCCAAAGGACTCAGCTGCTTTTCAGCCTCAGCCTTTTTCTTCCGGTCTTCGATCTCAGTAGTAGCTGCGTCAATCTGCGACTTGTAGCTATTCGCAGCCGTACCAATGTTGGAATCTCCCTTCTGAAGCAGCTTCCGCAGATTGAGCTTCATAAAGCAGATCGAAACGTACAGTTCCTCCTGCCGCTTATCCATCGGCTCGCCGTATCGCTTTACCCAATCCTGATACTCGTACTGCATAGAATCGTAGTCGCCAGCATCAAAACCGACACCAAACCGGCGCACAACCTCCTCGGGCGTCTGGATGTCGTCATTTTTTGCTACATCCTCCACCGTAGGTGCGTTTTCCACATTGGCTTCCCAGCGCCGCACCAATGTATCAGAGTAGGTCGTTGCTCCGTCTACCTGGCTCAAATTCAGTCTGGAAATATAGGTACTGATCCGATTGCGGCTCTTTCCATTGCGGCTCTCACTGATCTTTCGTGACGACGCCCAGATGTCCAAATCAAAGTACATATCCGTGATTTGGCAAATCCGCTCTGCCGCTGCATCTTCGTCTCCGTCATAGAACTTTACGTACTGTTCGTAAAGCTCTGCAACGCAGTTCTTACAGATAGAGACAAAGCCGTTGTTACCCTTATAAATAGGGGACTTTGAACGGCCAAAATTAGTCTCCTGTTTTTTGTACTTGTGGCCGCAGCAGGTACAGCGATATTCTTCATCGCTGATTACACGCGGCTCAACTTCGGTAGGCTTCGCATCTTTCACTACCTTTTGCGTAGCCGGTTTCATCAACTGTTTCTTTGCCGCCATGTCCGCGACCTCCTTTCTATATGACAAAACCTCGGAAGTCCAAAGACCCCGAGGTTTTCTCAATCGTTATAATTTTTTCTGGTGCGCCTGAAGGGATTTGAACCCCCGACCCACGCATTAAAAGTGCGCTGCTCTCCCAACTGAGCTACAGGCGCATATGTTATATTCAATCAGGCAATAATTCCGATTCGCACGGTTACTACACTTATTTATCCTCCGTTGCTGACTACCTTTAGAGGGGCATACTTTCTCAGGTTCACGAAGTCCCGTTGGGGTATGCCAGCCCGCCGCGCTCCTGATCGGCTTGCCGCTTTGCTTACAGCGTTTAGGTTGGTCTATCGCGTTTTGCCTGCGCCGGACTTTCACCGGAGGGAGCGACCCCAATCTACCTGCACACGGCCAATTTTTATTTTACCGACGTGTCAGAGCCGTCACACGTCATCATAGGTAGTATCCTTACGGACTGGTGGGATGAGAAGGAATCGAACCTCCGACGCGCAGGGCTTCAACCTGCCGCTCTTCCAACTGAGCTATCATCCCATAGCGCTACGCATTTTTGTTTATCGGCATTGCACAGGACAGCGTAGCAAAGTCCACCGTCCCCTATCGCTGGAACCGCGCCGCTTTCGTACCGTTTGTCTTGGGGTCGTTAGAAAGCAGTAAATATCAACACATCCCGTTGGCGGCGGAAGTAGGACTCGAACCCACAAGCCGCTCATCACGACCAACAGTTTTCAAGACTGCTCCCCGCACCTACTGGGGTCAATTCCGCCACTTGTGAAATTTAGGCACACATTATTTTTTCAAGCTGATCGTACCCAACCCGAGCTGCCCATTCTGCGTGCTCAAAGAACACAACAGCCTTTCCATGATCATCTCGAATGTATAGGCAAAGTGTTTTTGCTCCATTCACCGGGGACACATAATACATTAAAGATCCAAACGGAAACTTCATTGAATCACCCACTCATCAATTTGAACCCGACCTTATTTCAGCTGCATATCGGGTAGCAACAAATATTTGTATGGTAGGGGAGGTGGGAGTCGAACCCACTCAGCTCGAAAGCAACGGTTTTACAGACCGCCCCAGCTCTCCAACTCTGGCGCTCCCCTATATTTACTATTCTTATATTGGTACGGGTAGAGGGGGTTGAACCCACGACCTTCTGATTAAGAGTCAGCTGCTCTACCAACTGAGCTATACCCGCATATGGAGCTGGTGGACGGACTTGAACCCCCGACCTACTGATTACAAATCAGCCACTCTACCGACTGAGCTACACCAGCATATGGAGCTGACACAGAGACTCGAACTCTGAACCTATTGCTTACGAAGCAACCGCTCTACCATTAGAGCTATGTCAGCATGGCAGGGGTTGAAGGACTTGAACCCTCACCTACATCGGTTTTGGAGACCGGAGTGCTACCAATTACACCAAACCCCTATAAAAATGGCGACGTGTACGGGACTTGAACCCGTGACCTCCGACGTGACAGGCCGGCGCTCTACTCTTCTGAGCTAACACGCCATATACAGCAACCATTTATGGTTGCATTTTTATTTTGCAACCAATTTAGGTTGCTTTGGTGATGCGTCCGGGGATCGAACCCGGAAATTCCACCTTGAAAGGGTGGTGACTCTACCAATTCGTCCAACGCACCATGTTGGTACTGCTAATGGGACTCGAACCCATACGGAATTTCTCCCACCAACACCTCAAGCTGGCGCGTCTGCCTATTCCACCATAGCAGCATATTTGGATTTATTTGTCCCAATCAATTAAAGGGTATAGATCATAGGGCGAATCCCCAGTCGCAATTTTCTCATATCCGCCATCCACAATACGCCATAGCGTATGCTTCTTCTTTTCCGAATTTTGGCTGATCTGGTACTGCTTGCCCGACCTCGTTGTACACAGCACACCGGTACCGCACTCAGAGGCGGAAATCTTTTTAACGATTTTTGATGTTTTTTCTTTCGTTACGCCCGAATCTTTCTTCGGCATGATTGCACCTACTTTATAAATTATGGCAAGGCGCTTCCAGTTGGAAGCCTTGTTGCGGCAAGCAGTTCATGAGACTACTCTTTCTGTTATAACAACTTGTGCGCACAAGCCCCTTCACAGATCCACCTCTGGTACTCCCAACGAGACTCGAACTCGTATTGCCGACTTGAGAGGCCGGCCTCCTATTCCAGTTAGAGGATGGGAGCATATATAAAAATGCGGGCAAGGATTTACACCTTGCATGATAGCACCCCTTGCAGAGCAAGATACTTCCACGTCTACCTTCCCAATCGCCCACAGCGTCTACCTATTCCGCCACCGCATTTATTTTATTGGCTGGGGTAGCAGGACTCGAACCTGCGGTCGAGGGTAAACCTCTTGTCGGAGTCAAAGTCCGATGCCTTACCAGCTTGGCGATACCCCAATATGGAGATACCGATAGGATTTGAACCTATGATCCTGGGGTTGCAGCCCAGAGCCTTGCCACTTGGCTACGGTATCATAAGCTGACTTCAGCGGTAATGGATGTCAGCCCCATTGATTAACGCCCCACTCATAAGGCTACCGCTATTTATAATATCGTTTCGCCCAAAATGGGAGAGCTGTGGTAGCAGTAGCAGGACTCGAACCTGCGTCTTACGTATGAGGTCGTGCTGGAGCCATCTCCAGTCATACTGCCATATACGGTTTGCGTGGCTCACATCACTTGTACTTCGTGATTGCAACCCTCTCATCCCAGTGCTGGCACTGGGTCGAGTGACCATCAAAACCGAAAAAATGGTGCGGGGCTGTGATTTAATGCAGATACGCCTTGGTGCCGAAGGTGGGACTTGAACCCACACGGTATCGCTACCAGAGGATTTTGAGTCCTCCGCGTCTGCCGATTCCACCACTCCGGCATATGGAGCGAGTGACGGGGATCGAACCCGCATCCCCGGCTTGGAAGGCCGGTGCCCTGGCCGTTGTGCTACACCCGCATATGGTGTCCAGTGACGGGATCGAACCGCCGACCCTTTGCTTGTAGGGCAAATGCTCTCCCAGCTGAGCTAACCGGACAGATCGGCTTACTCACACCGTAAGCCATGGTGCCGGCTCGTACTTCGCCTGCCGGATTGCGCCGGTTTTACTCCCAAAACCTTGTAAAAGTCATCACTGCCAGATGTGAAGGTTTCTATTTCCCATTCGGTTTACAGTCTCCGCTCTGTTCGTGGGACGGGCATGGTTGCGGGGGCAGGACTCGAACCTGCGACCACCAGCTTATGAGGCTGGTAAGCTACCACTGCTACACCCCGCAATATGGCTGACCCGACAGGACTCGAACCTGCGACCATCTGATTAACAGTCAGACGCTCTACCATCTGAGCTACGGGCCAATATAGATCTACGAGACGCATTCTTAACGACACCACATTTGTTCGGCATATGCTTAGTTAAAGGCGATGATTTTTCTATTTCAAGTAGAATTGTTTTCAAAATTGCTGTTAGCGTCTCAAAATACGGAACACGGTTGTTCTTTTTCCCATAAAAAGTTTTTGAAAGTTGCTGTACGTGCCCCAAAAATGGTAGAAGATGCCGGACTCGAACCGTTCTTCCTGCTCCCTGGGCAGGCGTGCTACCGTTATCACTACATCCTCTATATATGGTGGAGCCGAGGGGAATCGAACCCCTGTCCGAAATCCCTACATGAATAAAACAGTCTTACGCAATAGACAACACTTTATCAATTCGCCTCAAACTGAGGCGGGCGGATCAGCAGTTGTCACTCCGCGCCCAGGGCGCACCGGTTAGATGCACCTCCACCACCTTGTTTCTTTTCACAGTGACAAGGAAAACTGCAATACTCTGACCGAATCTTCGACCTCAGATGTTTACCCGGTCAGTGGGTACATCGTTTTGGAATCCAGCCGTCATCAGGCGGCAATTCCCTTTGCTGCAAGAGCAGCGGAAAAAGCGGGATGGATCATTACAACAGTCGTATCGTTGTCATTTCATTTTTGTTTAAGCCTTGAGGCGGTCTTCTACCTGCGAGTCTTACTCTCTCAGAACCCCGTCGAACCCATTACGGCCCCATATGAAATTGTCAAGGTGTACCGGTTCGGGCGTAGGCGCTGCCCGACCACGTTCCCAATCCCTGCAAATTCCAGACAGCGAATCTTGTCGGCGCATGGAATAGGAAGTCTTGCAGTTCATAGAGAAAGATATCAGCCATAGTGGTATCTCCCGCCTTGTCATCGGCTTTTGAGAAATGTTACCCTCTCTATGGCAGAGGGGACTGGTCGGGATAAAAAGGATCGAACTTTTGACCTCACGATTATCAATCATGTGCTCTACCAACTGAGCTACATCCCGGAATTACGGCAGACGCATCCACCGTAATGGCTGTACGTCCGAAGAACCTCGTCTGTGGCCGATAGGCTTTTGGCTGAGATAGCAGTAAAAGTAATGAGCTGAACCGCACAAACGCCAACTTAGCCAATACAGCACATCTGGTGGAGATAGGCGGGATCGAACCGCCGACCTCCTGCTTGCAAGGCAGGCACTCTCCCAACTGAGCTATATCCCCAGATCTCCCAGCCCCAGGTCGGGGCTGGGTGTTCGTTGATTTTCTTTGTTGCTATGGTCATATGATACCATAGACATTTCTGGATGTCAATAGCTACAAAGAAAATTATTTAGATTATTTGTGTCACTGCTGCGAGTCCGTACCGGCGCGAACATCCTCTTTCAGGCTGTTACTGGCCCGGAACGTGGGTACCTTGCTATCGCTCGATACCCGCATCTCCCCGGTGGAGATGTTTTTGCTATTGCGGCCTTTTCTGGTCTTCACCTCAAAGGTTCCGAAACCTCTGAGCTGTACCTGCTCCCCGCGAACCAGCGCATCTCTGATGATTTGGAGCACTTCGTCCACCACATCATTGGCCTGATTCTTGTAGTAGCCTTTCTCGCACAGAGCGGACACGATATCGGCCTTAACCATTGTCCCACTCCTTAATTCAATTTGATCTGATAGCAAGCATCCGCACCTACTCCGGGGCGGAAAACCATCATCAGCTGTGCCGGGGTCGAATAGAGCCGTTTTCCGTTAGCATAATCATCCGTACCGCACAAGCAGGGCGCGATCATACTCTCGATTCCCAACTCTTCAAACTCCTCTTTATGGTGCTTATCGGCCAACACCACATAGTCAATATCGCTGGAATACTTCTTGGCAAACAGCGTGTGCAGCGTCTTTCCGGCATTCTTCACGTTGTCCAAGTCGCCATGGGCGGCACAAATGTTATACCCGCATACGGAGAAGTACAAAAACTCGTAATACTCCGATTCCGGGAAAACGATATCGCCGCGATCATGAAGCCGCTGCTCAAGCCACCAGGGGATCAGCCGCTCCATGTTATCCGCATGAATACTGTCGTTTTTATTTTGAACGGTTCTCAAATGATTTCCGTAGGTCGCGTGAACTACTGTCTGCTCAACCTCATCGGCCAAAACACTGATCGCCTGTGCCATAATTTCTGACACTTGCATGATCTGGTCGCACGTCAGCTCCTCGGAGGCAACACGCGCACTGGTGTGTATTGAACCATGAGCCGCGTCGCCCAACAACACGACATGAAGTCTCTGGCATTTATTCAGCCTGATACGCTCAACTGCTCGCTCAATCAGCCGTTCCACACGATAACGGCATACCTGAGTATTATACTGCTCCCAGATATTGTCCGTCACCATACCGTAATGCCAGTCGGCAAACACAAGAACAGCCTCAGCATCGCCAAGGAACATACAAAAGTCGTCCGGTTTATTAACCGATAGCGGCAAAAACTCATTCAGATTCTGAGCAGCCTCAACGAGCCGATCTTCCAGATTTTCCTCACGACCCATCCGATCGACCATCTTATTGAACTCGCGGCGCTGGTCGTAGAAGCGTTTGGCCTCTTTACGCATCTCCGCAATTTTACAGTTCAGCTCTCCCATATAATCGTCCTGGCCGGGATTACCCTGAGCGGCATACTTTTTCTTGAAATACTGCGCAACAGCATAGCCGGAGTATGGCGTTACAGATGCCGCCTTTCTCAAACTATCCCGATGGCATTCGATGCCAGTTGCTTCAACGATGTCTTCCCAGTCCAGA